CAGAAACATCATTTAAAATTGTGTCACTTACTGCTTCACTAAGTCTTCTATTTAACTGAACATTTCTTTCGATTTGTTCGTTGAGTTTTTCCTCCATTTCATCTAGTCTTTCGACCATTCCTTCTAGTACATCATATTTCTCTTCAGGGATTTCTACATAATGTTCTTCAAAAAGTCCCTTAAGACTTGACATAAAGGACTCGGTTAATTGTGCTTTGATTCCGGTTTCTACTTGAAGTGCGTTTTCGACTAACCACTCCTCAGAAACATACTCTAAGTATGAATCAACTCTTTCGGTTAATTCATCTCTGATTGCGGAAACTTCCTCTACAAGTCTTGCTGCATACTCTTCATCGTATGCTTCAATTACTTGAATGAGTTTATTTTTAATTGCAGCTTCGAAAATTACTGCTGCTTTATTCATAAACTCTTCAGATAACTCTTCACCTTCCATTAAGGCATCGATATCATCTGAATAGTCGATTTTCTCGTGAATAATTTCATCCAGTCTATCTGATAATGAAATTAGTTCCTCTTCTTCGGTTTCTTCTTCGACGACCTGATCCTCAAGATCCTCTTCTTCGGAGATAGTTTCTTCATCATCAAGTTCAGTCTCCTCATAGCTCATGGCAGACTTATTTGCATGTGGCATTGGATCGGGTGCTTTTGCCCCTTTGTTTACCACATTGCTGACTTTGGAAAGAGATTTTGCAGGAGTCTTTAATTTGTTAGACTCATCAGTAGGTCTTGAATTCTGAGGAGTAGGACCTCCTAGATCTTCTACTGAGTTATTGAGACCTTCACCTGGAATTGTGCCCTTTGGCATTCCTTCAGCAGGCTTTGCGTTCTTGTTAACTGCAGTGGTGGATTTTTTAGTAGATACTTCCATTTCTTGTAAATCGTTACCGACACTCATTTTTATTCTCCGAATAAAATCTTTTTATTAATTTATTCTATATTTATTTATAAATTATAGATTTGAGAGATACATTCCAAGGAGTTTCAATTTATTCTGCTCGCTCAGTCTCTTTCCTCTAGAAAGTTTTTCTATGGTTTGCTTGGTTCTTTGGGCATTCATTTCCTTCAGAACACCACCTTCCCATACCCATTCTTTTCCTTCCATAATTCCCTGAACAAATGCATCAGGTGCAGATGGATCGGCAACAATATCAGCAGCAGTTGAAAGCATAAAGTCTTCACCTACATACTTAATGCCATTTCTCTCTACCAGGGAACCAATTCCTCTTGACGAAACCCCAAGGGTTACTCCCTCACCAAGAAGAGATTTGGCAATATTTCCCATAGGAGTATCCAGCAGTTTTGCTTTTCCTATAAAATTATTACCTTCTCTGTGAAGAGAAGTGATCATATGAGAAACTCTATCCAAATTAACGGTTGGACCATCTGGATGTCCAAGTTCTCCAAGTGCTCTTCCTTTTTGGATAAATGAATCATTATATCTCTTCACTTCTCTTTCCAAAATTGTAAGAGGGTAATTTCTCCCATTTCTATTAGTCACTTCTGCTTGAAGAAATGGACCTTGAATATAAAGAGTTTTTACTCCGTCTTTTTCTTCAGTAATAATTTGTACTGATTCGATTTCTTCTGTGATTAATTTCATGAGATTAATTTGTAAATCCTACTTTGTTTGCTTTAATTGCCGAAGATGTCCAAATTACGTGGGATGCAACTTTTTCTATAAATTCTACGGACCCTGCTGGCATAGCAAAATATGAAGTTGTCGCAGCTCCTACAATGGAAGAAATGCCAACTGTAACAATTCCAGATTGGTTGTTATACAACCTAACTAAAGTTGCGTATGAAATGCTAGTGGCAGCACCAGCACTTGCACCTGTAGTTTCTTCAGTCCCTAAAATTTTAGTTCTTTGCATTATTCTTCCTCTTGACTAAAAATTGATTTTGCGACTATTGGAGTTAAATTGCTGATATTATCCGCAGACTTTGCATAAAGAAGTTCTTTAATTTTATCTGAAATATTTTCAGCAGACTCCCCACTTAGCATCATATCCATCAATTCATTGGTTCCAGTCATAACTTTATTTTGATTTAATAAAACTATTTATATTTCTGCTGCTTTGCTATTCATTTTAGTCACTGAAGAACTCGCATCAAGATTAGGTTCCATTGGAACTTGTCCCATCATTTGTCCACCAGCACCTGGCATTATAGGTTGCCCATCTGGTCCTAATGGAGGAACTAATTTTGGATCTGGATATGCACCATCTTCGATCTCTTTCTTGATTAACTGATCTTCATCAACAATCTCTTGGTCGGTTTGACGTAAGATCTTACGTCTTACATAATCTTGAGAATAATACGTTCCAATATATGGTTGAATTGCGACCATAAGATTCAGTCTTTCATTCATCAACTCAGTATCTTTCAGTTCTGAGAAGTGACCATCATACAGATAATCATATTGAATATGGTCACTCATTAATTCCCAATCTTCTGGTGTTACAATATTCTTTAGGATTAACTGAGTTTTTAGCATATCGTGGAAAAGATTACTAAATCTCTTTCTTAATCTTCCCACAAATTTACCAAACATCAATTCATCTCTGAGAATCTCTGATGAACGTCCTAGGTTAAATCCACCATCGGAGGCAGTTCTAGATTCTGGAACGTTTAATGACCTAAAGAGTTTCTTTTGGAAATATTGAACGTCGGTAAGTTCACCTAAGTTCTGACCTCCAGGAAGAGTCGTGATTTCTGTTCCCCTTCCACCTTCTCGTCTAGGAAGCCAAAAGTCTTCCATCATGCTCATAAACTTCTTATCATCACGCATCTCACCAGTGTTGGCATCATATACTAGTTTGTTACGATACCTGTTCATAACATCTCTAAGATATTGCTCTGCCTTTACTTTAGGAAGGTTGCCCACATCAATATAGAAGATTCTTCTTTCAGGTGCTCTCGAAAGTCTATAAATCACCAAAGCATCTTCAATCATTCTAAGTTGATTGAGTGACTTAATTGCTTTATGTAGATATGATAATGTAAGTTGTCTATTTCGATCTACTAATCCAGAGGTTACATAAGTAATTGCATCTTTTGCAATTTTAATTCCTTTATTAGTTGATCCAACTTTTTGAACAGTTCCTTGTGGATAATATATAAAAAATTCATCAATTTCTGGGGCAATAAATGTAGACAAATTATTAGGATCAATATCGTTTAAATAGTTTCCACCTAAATTTATATTTTTATTTTTTTGTTTTTGTTGACGAACGAATCTCGTCTTTAGTGCATCAATATATCTTATATCTTTAATGCCTTCATGAGGATTTTTTAAATCGATAACTTTATGGTATATGAGTCTTCCATCAACATACCAATTTTTAAATATTTCGTGCGCCTTCTTGTCGAAATTTAATAGATCTTTAATATATTTGAATTCTTCTCTTATGATCTTCTTTAGTCCATCACTAGCATTTAAATTGCTTAGTTCAATTTCAACCGGAGAATCATTTAAATCACTTACAATAGCTTCGTTTACAACATTCTCAATAGCACTATCACATTCTGGATGCAGTGCCATTTCACGATATCGTTTGACTAAATCATATTCATTCCGATATACTCCTTCAATATCTACATATTGACCATAAAATCCACTAGTCAAATAATAGTCAACCCCGTCCTCATTGTTTTCTGGGACGGGGGAAACTGTATTCTTAGATAATTTATTGTCGTCCTCAATAGAGAACCCAAATAATTTTGCCATATTATAATTCTAAACTTTCTACTATTTAGACGATGGAATTATCGTTGACTGAACCACTTCCATCATATGCTTCAAACCACTGAACTTGAAGATCTACTGAAAATTCTTCGATTTCATTTTCATTATTATATGATACGTCAATTTGAGAAACATTAGTTGGGAATATTCCAAATAACTTATACTGTCGTAGAATTTTGATAGCAGTATCATTCTGCTCACCTCTAACATTCAGTGCCCCCACAGGACCTCTTGATAGTTGAGAAACAATCGCATTTATTTGATATCCATCTGGTCCAGTAGTTACGTTTGATCCACTGCCATCAGATACTTTAGTGATGAAGTTCATCCATCTCTCAAAAATATTTCTCCACTTAAAGTTTTCATCATTTATTACGGTAATTGTCCAGACATCGAATGTTCTATCTCCGGCAATTTTCAGAGTTCTTCCTCTAAAAGGAACTGGAATTTCTGCAATAGTTGATGCTGGTAATGCCGCAGATTTTATTAACATGCTATCATCAGAAGTTACCGAACCAATATCTCCAGGGAAATTAAAGTTAGATGCTGGGGAATCTCCAAAGTTTACTTCAAATAAATTGCTTCTAGCACCACCCCCAATCATTTGGGATTTAAATTTGCTAATCGTTCTATCTTGAAATCTGATGTTGTTTCCGGTTGCCATTGTTTTTTCTCCTATTTAGATTAGAATGTTCCTACTACGCTTTCAAAGGAAACCCCAGTCCTCGTAGCAATGAATGTCAGTCCAATAAAGTTGATAGAACGAGCAGGTTTTACATAGATATCGGCAACGAATTCATTTCTATCTATCACTGCTGGGGTATTATTTGACTCATCACACACTAATAGGAAGTCACTAATTCCTCGTTTTGCCTGAACCTCTCTGAGGTATGGTTCAACAATGTTGATAAAGTTTCCTCTAGTTGCAGCATCGTTAAATTCGAAGAGTTGAGCATCTGCAGCACTTCTAATTGCATTTTCAATAGCAATGAACAGTTTTCTTACGTTAATTCTGTCGAATGCAGAAGTGTATGAAAGTGCGGTCTTATCTCCAAATAATACAGAACCAGATCCAGGATATGTGATTACTGGATTAACTCTATTTGAATAAAGTTGATCACGAGCATCTTGATCTGGATTGTACGACAGTTTTATAACGTTCTTAAGAGTTCCTCTTGTCTTTCCTGCAGGAGAGTACCAAGGATATTGATTAATATCAGTTCTTACTGCAACACCAGCAATATCTGCAGAACAAGGAATATAGACATATTGCTTGTTAAATCTATCGTAAATGTATTGGTATCCGGAGTCAAACACTGCATACGAAGAAGAAGTCAATGGAGTAAAGAATGCCAACACATTTGCAAGTTTAGTTGCCTCACTGGCAACATTGACGGTTGCTGCTCTATATGGAGAAATGAATGCTAAACAATCCTTTCTTTCCTCAGCAGCTGCTATCAGATAAGATGCTCTTGCTTGCTCAAACTCAATAGAACCGGAAGCACTTCCCTGTATAATATATGCAATATCTGATTCAACTCTATTTGCCAATCTATCAATTGCCGAGGATAAATCTGATAATTGTAAAGTGTATCCTCCAACGTTAGTTTCTTGGTTAGGAGCAGTAGAATAATCCTTTCCTCCTGAAAGAACAAATGAAACATTGCCAACTGAATTGAAATCAGTATCAACTGATGATGTTCCCCAAACTCCTAATGACGGTGAAGATGTAGTGAATCCAGAAGTGAAATTAGAAGAAACTTCGGTTATTCCCCAATAAGCATCAGACCCTAATACGTCTCCAGCAAAGATGTATCTAGAATTTAATGAAATGTAATCCTTGTAATATACCTGCTCAGAAGGAGAAATTACAGTATCTGTTGCCTTAGAAAGATTTCTAAAGACTTCTAGAATTTCTTGAGGAGTTCCAGAAACTGGAGATGCTTTAGCATTGTCAACAATTACAACGTGAAGGGCATCGTTACTTCCATTTCTGCTGGAAACATATTGATTAGTTCTTGGTTTTGGAGCAACTGATTTCCAAAGTACAGTTTGTCTGTCTCCATTTGCAGTATTTAAAATATACTGTTGATTATACCAATCGGAAATTGAAGTTGGTGTTGTTGTTGCTACTCCAACTCCAGAGTTATTTACAACAGTTAGAGATGTTGATGATTTAAACTCATAAATTCCTCTTTCTGTATACTCTTGATCGGTCTCCGTTCCAGAAAGAACTTTGCTAACTACTTTTACATAAAATTCAGAATTTCCAATACCAGAAATAATCCCCTTTAAATATCCTCCAGTCACTGTTTGGGTCACCCCATATCCGACTGATACTCCAGAAGTACTAGCAACTGAAACGACTTGATCCGCAAAATTATCAATTACGCATATTTTAAGACCATCTGCCCAATATCCTGGATTTCTTGCTGCCCAATAATAACCAGATGAGACTGAGTTTTGATAATCTTCATAATTTTTTAATTTTAAATCGATTGTCCCAGTTGTTGAAATTCCTGCATTCGCATTCTTTAAGTTAGTAGAATCTGCTCTTACAACTCTTAAACTTCCACCATATGACATAAAGTTAGATGCTGAATACCAATACTCGTAATGGTAATCAGTCATTGAAGGCGGACCAAAAACGTCCAATAAATCTCTTTCTGATGTTATAGTGATTACTTCGTCTACTGGACCTCTGGAAAATGGTGCTGCAATTCCTGCTGCTAACTGGGAAGTGGGATTAACCGAACCTCTAGTTAAATCTACTTCTCTAATTGTAATTCCTGGAGATGATAAGCTTAAAGCCATTTTGACTCCTCTAACTGCTTCATTTTTTATCTAAAAGTATTTATAAATTTGCCCTTTTATCTATACTCCCACATATATGACCTATCTCCATACTCATCTACATGCCATATATCTCCGTCTTTATCGATAAATTCTTTCTCGTCATCAATTCCGGTTAAAATAAATCCAAACGGTGCCATATCTTGATCAATTTGTTCTTTTTGTTCTTGATATAATCTCTTTCTTACATCTTGATCAGTCAGTTCCTTAAAATAATCCTGAGCAACTAACCAGGCATAAATGACTAAGCACATTGCTAAGTCGTCATTACAACCATCTTCTGCTTCAAACGAATTGTGTTTTTGAATGAAAGTTGTCAACTCACTAATAATTTCATAATCATTGAAGATCAATTTATCCTCTTCAATCATTGTTTTTAGATTTAAGCATCCAACTTTTTTCACCGTCTTTGACATCTTTAACCCAAGTTGAGTTTTCTTTCCAGAGAATCCTTGTCCTACTATCTGACCTGCTCTACCTCGCATAGAACACATAAGAAGATTCTGATACTCTAGATCATATTGAATGATTGCTGCTACTTGATCCCCTACATCATTGACCTCACATAAAATAAATGCACTATTATATGCTTTAGCAACATCGTATATAATTGAAGGGAATATCATAGGCTTAATTTCATTATTTCTATATTTTGCGACTATTCTATGTGGAAAAGTTGTGATATCAAATACTACAAATGCTGAGTAATCATTTCCGACTCCTCTCGCAACGTCAACTGTAATTACATAATCGTGTTCCTTCTTTGATTCTTCATAAACATCCAACCCTTTATTTTGCTTAATTGGATTATCATACACTAAACTTTTCAACTTACTTGGAGCAATTAAGGTATCTACCGATCCTAAAAATTCGCATTCGAACTCAACTTTGAATTGCTGCTCAGAAGTATTGGCAATAGTCTGTGCTTTCCATTTAGAGTCTCGTCCAGGAACTTCTGACCAATGAACTTCGGTAGGAACATATTCGTTCATTCCTCGTTCTGCGTCGTGCCACATCCTATAGAAATGATTCATTCCATATGGAGTAGAAACTATAATAACCTTAGTACTTTGTCCAGAAGAAATAGTTGGATATACTGAAGCAAAGAATTGGTCTGCAATATGATTTGGAATAAACGCAAATTCATCTAAGAAGATGATATTATATGATCCACCACGAACTGCAGATGCTGACGTAGAGGCAGCTAGAATCTTTGATCCGTTCTCTAACTCCATAGATCCTTTGTTCCAGGCAAGAATGCCCTGCTGTAACCATTTGGGGAGATTTTCATACGCAGTTTGCAATCTTGATAAAAGATCCCTAGCAGTAGATGCTTTGTTTGCAAGAATTGCAATATTGACATTATCATTAAAAATTGCATAATGTAGAAGATACGAAACCACAGTAGTGGATTTACCTGTCTGTCTAGGCATCTTACAGATATTAAATCTGTGATGATGGAAGTTTGAAATTAATTTTTCTTGGAAATGATATGGTTTAAATAACTGAAGACCATGATCAAGAGTTACGATTTGGACATAATTTTTTGCAAAATATACAGGATCATTTTTACATTTAACAAATTCAATAATTTGTTCTTGTGTAAATTCTATAGGAGTATTTGCCTTTTTTAATAAAGGATTACCTAAGTAAACATTATCACTCATAATTTAATAAATCTCCCTCCATCTTATAGAAACTCCAACATTAGTACTGGTGTCACTTATATTACTTACACGAACTGAAAAAATTTCTGAATCTGTAGAATCATAATTTTGAGATAAGAAATTTTTCTTTGAAGTTGGTCCTGATTGGGCATCAGTAGTTGTTGCCGATGGTTTTTGTGCGTTTTGACTTTCTCCGGCAGCATATCCACCCATAAAATCTTCAAAATATGTGTTACTAATACCAGTTGCACTTTCATTAAATTCGACAACTGATTCGGTATTTTCAGAAACCCAAGTTCCTGTTGTATTAATTCCAACAGAACTTCTCAGTTTCACAACTTCATATTTTACATTTCCTCCATTACTAAACACTGTAACATCTTCAAGTTTTACAGTTGCTCTATTTGGATATCCCTTGAATGAGTTTTTAAGTCTAATTGCAATAATTGGAACAGTAGTGCCAATCCCAACAGTTCTAAGATTTGTTGTATGTG